GCTCACTACGAACCACGTTTGAACGCAGGTCAGATTACAGACACCCAGATGTATTCAAACTTCGTGAAGTGGATCAAGCGAAAGTTCACTCAAAAACAAAATTCACACTCTGCAGCACCCGCCCAAAACAACCGCAACGTAAATCAAAACTGGGGCCAAGTTCAACAATACGCACCCGCAACCGATGACATCGACCTGGGGGATTTGGTATGAATGCAGCAGCTCTACTTGGTTCAAAAATTCAGATCAGCTCTGAATACTGTGACCGCCACCAGATGCAAAAAGTTCAACTGGGTAACCAGTCAATTTGCAAACAGTGTGCATCTGAAATCTTAAATCAGGCTCATCAGGATCATGCAGCCTCTGTCAATCAGATGGTTCGTGAAAAGCATTTTGAAGGCGCGAAGTTACCAGGTCGTCATGCAAACAGTGGTTTTAAGGAATACATCACCACTAACGACGGCCAGAAACATGCCAAAGCTCAGTGTGTGAAATTCACTAAAGACTTTCTGGAAGGCATCACTCGCAATCTGATTATGGTGGGTCGTACTGGTACTGGAAAAACCCATTTGGCATGCGCAGTCGCTCGCAACGTTCTGGAGGCGCGTAAATACGCCCGCTACGTCACTTCTGAAGATATGGCTAATGAGATTGCCAACGCTTGGAAAAAAGCCGATGACAACGAAGCCAACGCAATCTGGCGCTATACCGATTATGACCTTCTGATTCTGGATGAATATGGATTGCATGATCGCCATGAAAACCGCCTGCAACTGGTTCACAAGGTTTTATATGCGCGTTATGACGCAGGTAAGCCGACCATGCTGATTTCAAATATGACCAAGGATGATTTGGCGACTGATTTGGGTGATCGACTATGGTCCCGGTTCCAGCATGACGGATTGGCTGTGGTTGAGTGCAATTGGATGGATCGGCGTGTAGGGGGTGGGGTGTGAATACAACAATTGAAGAATTTTTGAAAAATGGTGGCGAGATTAAGCAAATTGATTCTGATGATCAGTCAAAAATCCATAGGAAAGTTAGCTTTGAAGATCAGATAAGTTTGATGCTTTTTGCCTGTTATGCCACTACGCCATTTTCAGTGAAGGATGTGCAAGAAGCTGTTTTTGATTTTCATAGAACCACTATTTACAGCCTGCTTCAGGAGCATGTCAAAGGTGGTTATTTGGAGCGTGTATCAGAGAGTCATTATCGAGCAACTGCATATGCCAAAGACATTATGAATGTAAAGGGTGAAATTGCCGTATGAAGGATCTGAACAAAACATTGATGTTTATTTTCATGGCAATTGGCGCCGTCGTTTTGAGGGTTTGGGGTGAATGACCAGCTACTCAATTGCTGAATATAAAAAAATGGTTAAAGCCACCAGATCGAAAGGGCGCTCCAAGCGTCCTAAGGTGAAAGGCGAAAAAGTACCGAATGAGTTTGAAGCGAAACTGGCCAGAGAACTCAAAACTTTAAAAATTGAGTTTGAGCAGGAATTTGAGTTTCACCCAAAGCGGAAATGGAGAGCTGATTTCCACCTGGCAGGAAAAAAGATACTGGTTGAAGTTGAAGGTGGGATCTGGAGTGGAGGAAGGCATACCAGAGGCAAGGGGTATATCGGGGACATGGAAAAATATAACGCCGCAACAATGATGGGTTTTCAAGTAATACGGTTTAGTACGGATCAAGTGAAGTCAGGTTTAGCGATACAGCAAATTGAGAAGATGGTAGGGGATTTGGGATGAATGCAGCAGTAACGATTATGCAGGCAATGGATTGGACTAAGTTTAGTGCTGAGGATTGGTTTCGTCAGTTTGGGGCTTGGATGAATGGGGATACTGAAACTATGGTAGTCATGGTGAAAACTATGCCTACTCGACGAATTACCCAGGAACAGCGTGAACGTCTTCTGGCAATGTACATGAGTGATAAAACGCTTAAGGATCGCTTATGCACTCAGCGCCGTGGCATTCGCTGTCAGATTGATGACAATGAAGCGCGTGCAATTCAGCGAGTGATTATTGAATTAAAAACTATTGAAGATGAAATTGTTCAGGAATGGGTATCAACATTGTGGTCTCATTATGTAATGGGTAATTCATTGCGTGATATCGCTGAAAGCAACGACACGTCAGTGCTCCAGATCCGCCAAGACCTGAAGTGTGGACTAGCATTTGTGAAGTGCCGCTATCCTCACTTAACTTTTGATATGTTTAAAAAAACCGTTTGACTGTGCGCACGGGGTATGCGATATTCGTGATATAGTGATCGAAGTGTACGTTAAAGCACTAGATTGATTTAAAAGCTCGCCAAATGGTGGGCTTTTTGTTATTTAAACTATTGTTATTTTTATATTTAGCTAAAAAGCAGTTTAATAGTATCCGCTATGCTATAAGTCGACTCCGTTATCTATTTTAAATAATCAAATGAGAGCAAATGGATGATGAAGATGGGTGTGGGTGGTGTGAGCTTATATATGCTGAAGCACTAAAACTATATAGACCATCGAAATATGAAGCAGTTAATAAACTCAGATTCCTTGCCTCAATTTTAGAGCTATTTGCTGAAATACGGGATGAGGATGCAATTGTTGAAGTTAAAGCTGCGAATATAAAATTTAAGTTTAGATCTAAGAATTATGTATTTTGGGTTTTTGAAATACCTGATTTCAAAGATCGAAAGTTATACTTGGCATATATGAATAATCACTTAAGTAAGTTATTAATAGATTAAAAAGAAGCTCATCGAAAGGTGGGCTTTTTTGACATTATTTATTCATAAAATTAAGTGATAATGCCTTTTTGTTTTTGAGCTCTAATTGAAATGGCGATTTTAACTGTTAAAAAACTAGAAGATACTCTCGGTAAATTAGTGGCTGAAGGCAAAAAGCCTGAAAAGATTTTATTAGGCTATAAAGCGTATGGCGAGCTAATGAATGATCGTAGCTTTTTTGAGGAAGTGGCTGGCTCGGCAATGGATCCAAACAAACGAAAATATAAAAATATTAAAATTAAGGTTACTCAAGACGAATACCAGTTTAACGTGAAATGTCAAAAATAGGCTTAAGCATCAAGGAAAGCTCGCCAAATGGTGGGCTTTTTTAATGCTTAGAATTTATTACCTGAAAAGAAAATTAACTTAAGTTAAACATTTAAAAACAGTTTCTTAATATTCTCTATACTTTCTGATCAGGGTCTTGGTGTTATATTTTCTTTGCGATAAGAAGAAGACGTAATACGAAGAAAATGACTGCAGCACGGGCCCGCTTATTTGGCAAAGGTAAGCGGGTTTTTTATTGCCTGTAAAAAAAAGACAACCTATTCCTGCTGGAGTGCCGACCAGTGGAACATGCCTTCGAGTAAACTTCCTTCGGGAATCTAGACTAGGGAGTAGCGCCCCGACCTAAAGAGGATTGAAAGCAAGTAAAGCAGACCGTGCATGTTAGGTGTGTGTGATTGTGAGTAGCGTCTGGCCCCGCGAAGAGGGCTGTCTTACCAAGATTTTAATAAGCCTTGTATATAATATTATTATGTATATAATTCGGGCCAGATTCTATGGCTGTAGTTTCTATTAAGTTTCTGCCTCCTTTCCCTATAAAGGAGGTATTTTTTTGCCTATATTTTTCTTATGTCATGTGTTGCTACATTGTTTGATAGGTCACATTTAATAGTGAATTGATACAAGCATCTATAATTAAAAAACATAATATTCTGATAGATTAAAATTACAACAAAAAGTCTGGAGGTTTGTATGACACGTATACCAAACGGAACACAGGTTATTCATCATATCTCACTTTTCGATCATGCTTACTATAAGGAAGAGAATGGAATTTTAAAGGTTTGGAGCAAGGGAGAGTGGGTGGAGGCACTGATACCCAGTATTAATGAAATGATTGATAACGGTTTTGAATTAGAAGTTCTTCACAGCTAATTGTTATGCAGGCGATGAGCAAGTACTAACTTGTTATTTACCATCTATGATCACTCCACTTTTCAGTGGGGCCTCCAACATTTGGGAGAAAAATATGCGGCAACTCTTAAAGCAGCTATTATGCTTTCATCACTACACTTATGAGTCGGATATTTTTATTCAGGTAGAATGTTGCAAGTGTGGTAAGCATAGAGATGATTACACAAATTAAATAAAGTAAATTTAAAAGAGGTAAGCCTGTTCATGAATTTGATCAGGCTTTTTTAATGCCTGAAATTCCATAAACCTGACTCATTGGTGATCTTATGAAATAACGTCAGCCATTAGGCAATTCGGATTTGTGACGCTGTACATTCATTTGTTCAGCTAAAAGCACAAACGGTGGGATGCTGAAACCAGCCGTATAAATTGGTTTGAATCCAGTGCGATTTCGTCACGTAC